AGGTCTGGAGAAAGAGGTCTACGCTGAAGAGGTGAAGATCCGGGTTCTGTCCCAAGTCTTTCAGTGGATCGACTTCGATGAAGAGGAGATGAAGCCTCGCAACCGCACAATCATGATCCCACGTTTCTCTATGGAACCGATTGATGAACTGGGTACCATTCGCTGTGGTAAGCCTACATCAAAGCAGATGGCAGACTGGGGCAAGGAAGAGAAGGCTAAGTTCTCTACTATCAATCTATTCCGCCAGCTTCGTGGATTAGTGTCCTACAAGGGCGTCACCGCAGAGGGTGAAGAGGTGGTGATTGAGAACCAGCCTATGATCCTGATGAACAAGCGTGGCAACTACATGACCTTCGAGGATCAGGTGATCAAGAAGATCTCTGGGCGTGACTTTAAAGACTTCTGGGTCACGGTGAAATCCATTGAACAAGAGATGGGATCTGTGGTATACTATACCTTCGACTATGAGCCAGACCTACTAAATCCTGTACCTCTGGACGATGATACCTACCAGACCATGTTACGTTTTGCTGAAATGATTTCGTCAGAAAATGACAAGATCAAGCAGAAGTACAATGCTTCTCTGGGTGGTATGGACGCCATTGATATGGAAGCCATGAATGCCTTGGATGCTGATCTCGAAGACGATCACGATTAATGGAACATCCACACGAAGTTAAGTTCCAGCAATTTGCCGAGCGGCTATCGAACAATGACAACGAAGATCTTCTCCAAAATAAGGATGAGATCCTCAAGATCATCGATGACGCTGGTGAGATGTGGAAAGAGGCTATGGCAAAGCAGCTATTGCGTGAGCCAGAGCCATCATTTCGCATTCGTGGTTCTAACACTGGCCGTCCTCTCTGTCAGTTACAGATGGAGAAGATGGGCAAGCCTAAGACACGGATGCCATACAACCACATAATACGAATGCTGCACGGTGATGCTATTGAATGTATCATCGAAGTGCTACTTCGTGCCGCCAAGTTCAACATCACAGGCGGTAAGGACAAGGTCACGTTAGAGATCGAAGGCACGTCCATCAAGGGCGAGTCCGATATTGATATTGACCATAAGGTCTGGGACACAAAGTCAGCCAGCCCGTGGGCCTTCTCTCACAAGTGGAGCAACGGCTTCGAGGGTTTAGATAAGAGTGACGACTTTGGTTATGTGAACCAGTTGTACGTCTATTCTATGGCCCAGCAAAAGCAGCCCGGTGGATGGATTGTGGTGGATAAGTCATCCGGCCATGTGAAGTTCGTCGAATGCCCTCAGAATGAGGCTAGGCAAGAACAAGTTGTGGACTCGATCAAAGACAAGATTGAGAACATCGACGGCGAGTTCAAGCGTTGCTTCGAGCCTGAGGACGAGACGTTTAATCGTAAGCCTACTGGATCAAAGCGGCTGCCTTCTCAGTGTGGGTTCTGTTCGTATCTAGGGTCATGCTGGCCCCACGCCAAGCACCTTCCTCAGACACTATCTCAGGCCAAAAACCCCAGACACTACTGGTACACTGAATACGAAGGTGAAGTCCTCGATGGCAATCAAGACTAGCTCTGCGAAGGCCAAAGGGAGAAAGCACCAGCAATGGGTGCGGGATAAGATCTACGAGACTTTTCCCAAACTCGAGCCACTGGATGTTATTTCCACATCAATGGGCGCTGGCGGTGAAGACATAGTCCTTAGTCCCGCTGCCAGACGCCTTCTACCGCTCTCTATCGAATGCAAGTCCTTTAAGAGTTTCGCAATCTACAAGGTTATGGAACAGGCCGAGGCAAACGCACCCAAGGGGGCAGAACCCGTAGCAATTATCAAGGGGGATAGAAAGAAACCTCTCGCTGTAATTGATGCAGAATACTTCTTTAAGATGATGAAGGGACGACATGGATAAATTTCCAGACTTAGAGGAAGACACCCTACTTCTTCGTCTCAAAATACTGGGAGATGGTGATCTCGAAGTATCTTACGGACACAGCCTGTCAGAAGACATGGACGAGGGAGAGGCTCTATTTCTTATTGATATGCTAAACGGACTAAACGCCTCTCTCAACACCTCGATGGAACACTTTGCATTGGTAGGAAAGCTACTGCGTGAAATTCATGAGAGAGACGCCCAACAGGAAGAAGAGTGGGTCTTCGAGCCAGACGAAAAGCTGCTTGAGGCACGGGAAGACAAAAAGATCATCCCATTCAACAAGAACAAATTAAACTGAGGCAAGAACATGGAAGCAAATGGGCACACACTAGACTTATCGGGGCTTACTCTGACTGGCGGAGATCAGTCGGATATGGTTAATTCCCCGCCCCACTACAACCAAAGCGGCATCGAGTGCATCGAGGCCATCTATCACGCATTAGGCGAAGAGGGATTTATATCCTACTGCCACGGCAATGCACAGAAATACCTCTGGCGTCACGCCTACAAAGGCAATGCAATTGAGGATCTGAAGAAGGCCAAATGGTACATCAATCAAATTATTGAGACTATCGGGGGCCAATCTGATGAAGTTTGAAGATTATCAGACACAGGCCTCGAAGACGGCCATCTATAACGACGCTGATGTAATCCTCTACCCAGCCCTCGGCCTGTTCTCTGAAGCCGGTGAGGTAGCTGGTAAGGTCAAGAAGGTCTTGCGTGACAATAACGGACACTTCGACCCCATACAACGTGAGGCAATCTCACATGAGGTAGGCGACGTGCTCTGGTACATTGCAGCCCTCTGCACCGACTTGGGTATCGGTATGGAAACAATAGCCCAACAAAACTTAGACAAATTAAATAGCCGTATGGCACGAGGTGTACTCGGTGGTTCTGGCGATAATCGGTGAGGCAGTATAAATGAGTAATTTTAAATCCAACCTTAATCCAGCGTTTCGGTCAAAGTTTAGCGAAGACATCTTCAATCAAAAGTATAAGCACGAAGGTGCGGAAACATGGGATGCACTAGCTAAGACGCTGATCGACGATGTCTGCGGAGAGTTACTATCTCAAGAAGAATTAGATCAACTTACACAGTATGTCCGTGAGATGAAGTTCATTCCGGGCGGACGCTACCTCTACTATGCAGGGCGTCCTAATAAGTTCTTCAACAACTGTTATCTTCTGAAGGCTGAAGAAGACACTCGTGAGGATTGGGCCAACCTATCGTGGAAGGCCGAGAGTGCCTTAATGACAGGTGGCGGCATTGGTGTAGACTATTCTGTCTATCGTGCAGCGGGTACGCCTATTGCTAAGACTGGGGGTCAGGCCAGCGGTCCTATCCCTAAGATGAATATGCTGAATGAGATTGGCCGCCGTGTAATGCAAGGTGGGTCACGCCGTAGTGCTATCTACGCATCCTTGAACTGGAAGCATGGAGACATCCACGAGTTCCTTGGGGCGAAAGATTGGTCCAACATGCCTGTCGGATCTACTGGTAAGACGCTGTGGGACATCAAACAAGAAGACTTTAACTTCCCTGCCCCGCTAGACATGACCAACATCTCGGTGAACTACGACACTGAATGGCTGCTGAATTACTATAAGACAGGTGATGTAGGCGAAGTGTTCCTGAAGAACGTGCGTCAGGCTATGCAGTCTGCCGAGCCGGGATTTTCCTTCAACTTCTTCGACAAAGAAAACGACACACTAAGGAATGCGTGTACCGAGGTAACCTCGGCTGATGATAGTGATGTTTGTAACCTTGGCTCTATCAACATGGGCCGTGTGCAGGACATCGATGAGATGTCAGACATCGTTGCGTTGGGTACTAAGTTCCTTATCTGTGGCACCCTAAAAGCCAAGTTACCTTACGACAAGGTATACAAGACCCGTGAGAAGAACCGCCGCTTGGGTCTGGGCCTGATGGGTATGCACGAGTGGCTTATCCAGCGTGGGTCTAAGTACGAGGTAACTCCAGAGCTACACTCGTGGTTGCAGGTCTATAAAGGCGTCAGCGATAAAGTCTCAAAAGAGACTGCGGATGAGTTTGGTATCAGCCGCCCAGTGGCTAACCGTGCCAT